GGAATTCGAGTGTAGTTGGACGGCCAGTCTTAAGGGTGCGATCTACGGTATTGAGATGGAGCGGGCGGAAGCTGAGGGACGGGTACAAGAATTGGATCTGGATCCCAACATTCCCGTCGATGTAGTGTGCGACCTCGGCTATACCGACGACACAGTTCTTGCCTTCTTTCAGAAGAGTAAGTCAGGGGTATTGATTCATGAGATTTATTCGAACAACGAAGTGGACTGGGATGTGTACCTCGACGAGATGGAGTCCCGTGAAGTACGTGACGTGTATCTTCCCCACGACGCGAGGGCGAAGAACCTACAGACTGGCCGCAGTATCGTAGAGCAGACCATACGGCGTGGCTATCGGCCCCGACTGGTCCCCGATCATAAGCTCAGAGACGGTATTGCGGCCACTCGTAAGCTCATGCCCTTCATTTACTGGAACCAACCCCTTTGCTCTTCCGGCATTGAAGCTCTGAAGTCGTACCGTCGGGAGTGGGATGATAAGCTCGGTTGTTATCGGGATCGCCCCGTTCACGACTGGTCATCCCATATAGCCGACGCAATTAGGTATTTGGGCATTATTTTTTCTCAGTTACCCGAGCAATCTCGTCCCAAGATTATTCTCCCAGGCGAGGAGCAGCGCGCGGGGGCAAGTTATTCGTTCAATTTGGACGACTTGTTTAATGATCGCAGGACTAATCCTGGCCTTTACCGAGAACAATGATGGAACCTGGTCTGACTAAAATTGACTCCCTGTCTGAACTCGAAGCGCAACCTGGTGGAGAGTATCAGCGTTGGCAATCTGAGCTTACCGCGGCCAAGAAAGAGCTGGATAAGTGGAAGCGCAGGGCGCGAAAGATTGTCAAAGAGTATCGTGCCGAGCGTATGGAGACCTCTGGGGTCGATCCCAGTATGGAGCGCCGCTTCAATCTCTTTACAGCTAACGTCAACATATTGTCTACGGCGTTGCTTAACCAGACGCCTAAGCCTACTGTTGACCGAGAATTCAAGGATGTCGACGATGACGTAGGTAGGGTCGCTTGCTACATCCTAGAGCGTGCGTTGGCCGCTCATAATGGGCGCAATTTCCACTCTTACGAAATTCTGAAGCAAATCGTTCAGGACTTGTTGGTTCCTGGACAGGGAGTTTCGTGGCACACATACCACGCGGAGATCCAGGCTAAGCGGGATGAACCGACCGAAGAGCAGTTGGCTATTGATCCTGAGGCCGAGGCTCTGGAGTACGACGAGGTGGTTGGAGAGCAGTTGAAGGATGAGTACGTGTATTGGGAGGACTTGATCTGGTCTCCCGCGCGTACTTGGGAAGAGGTCCGTTGGATAGCTCGCAAGATCTACATGACGCGGGATCAATTGACCAAGCGGTTCGGGGCCAAGGGCAAGAAGGTGCCTTTGGACTTTACTCCCAAGAAGAACGACATCGTTATCGAAACCAAGAACGTCATCTTTCAACAGGCGACGATCTACGAAATCTGGGACAAGTCGTCTGAGCAAGTTATCTGGCTTAGCGAACACGACGACGTCATTCTTGACCAGAAGGGCGATTTCCTGGAGCTGGACGACTTCTGGCCATGCCCGAAGTTCCTCAGCGCCACTATCAGTAATGGTCAATTCGTTCCCATTCCCGACTATCACTACGCTTCGGATCAGTACCGAGAGCTGAATGAGATCAATACGCGGATGGGCTTGCTCGTTAGGGCTTGCCGCGTGGCGGGCGTGTACGACAAGGCGTCTCCTCAACTTCCTTCGTTGCTAAATAACGCTGCTGAGAATACGCTGGTACCTGTAGACCAATGGGCTGCGTTTGCTGAAAAGGGTGGCATTAAGGGGGTAGTTGATTGGATCCCCTTGGACCAAATCGTTCTCACTCTCGAGCAACTGTCGAAAAATCGTGAGGACGTAAAGCAGCAGATTTATGAACTCACGGGTATGGCGGATATCCTCCGCGGTACTAGCAAGGCATCGGAGACGCTAGGGGCTCAGAAGATCAAGGCTCAGTACGCCTCCATGCGTATTCAAGAGCGGCAGAAAGCTGTAGTAGTGTACGCCTCTGCAGTGTTCGATATCCAAGCCCAACTTATGCGTAAGCATATGGCTATTGAGGAGATAGCTAAGTTGGCTCAGGTAGAGTTCATGAGCGAAGATCCTCAACTTGTACAAGCTGCGGTAGAGCTCATCAAGAATCCGGACTTCATACTACGCGCTCGCGTAGAGTCTGACTCCCTCAGCGATATTGACTTCCAAGCCGAGAAGCAAGATCGTATGGAGTACATGACTACTATCACGAATTATCTGAAAGAAACGATGCCTATGATTCAGCAAGATCGCGTTATGGGCCCGTTCCTAATGCAACTACTACAATTCTCACTCGCCGGCTTCAAGATCGGCAAGAAGTTTGAAGGCGAACTAGACAGGACATTCGGTCAGATGCAGCAAATGATGAAGCAACCGCCTCAGCCCACTCCAGAACAGCAGAAGATGCAAATGGAGCAGCAACAAATGCAACAAGAGATGCAAATGGAGCAGCAAAGGGTGCAAGTCGAGATGGGTGCAGAACAGCAGAAGATGCAACTTGAGCAGCAGAGCAAGATGATGGAGTTGGAATTTAAGAAGCAAGAACTTCAGTTGGAGATGCAAAAGCTCCAGATGGAGATGGATATGGAGCGGCAGAAAATGGGCATGGAGATGCAAGGTCAGCAACAGCAAATGGCCCTAGACCAACAAGTGGCTCAACAGACTGCCCAGACGACCATGCAAACTAACCAATTGAAGGTGGTTCAGGGGGCTCAGCAACACGACCAGAAGATGCAACAAGGGGAGCAGCAATTCAAACAATCACAGGCTCAAGCTAAAGCGGCGGCAGCTGCGAAGCCTAAATCTGTAGGAGGTAAAAGTGCCCCGTAGACGTTTCATTCAATTGATGGAGCCCCCTTATGACTTCGTTGAAGTTACGCAAGATTACGTCCCGCCTATCAGGACCGTTACTGATGCTGCTTTGTGGAACGATCGCAGCTATGACGGCCTACAAGCTACTGATGGCTCTCCAATTAACACTCGGACTAAGCACCGGGAGTACATGAAAGCTAACGGGTTGACTACCTGTGATGACTTTCAAGGGGAGTGGGCGCAAGCTCGTAAGCAACGAGATGCCTACTTCTCGGGACAGTCGGGTTCTGGAGCTGTGCGAAGGGAAGATGTCGCCCGAGCTATAGCTCAGTTAGAGCGTCGTAAATGAGATACTTCTTGATAGCCCTCATTCTTGGTATTATATTTTCTTGTGCCATAGTAACGGTGCAGACGGGCGATGGCAGCGCTATTGATCAGGATAAGGGTGTAATGATAAAGCCCAACAAGAAATAAATTAACTGAAACCCATTTACTTTTCCCCCCTTTAGGAGTATGGTACTATTATGAGTGATATCGCCACCATTGAAGAAGAAGTTGAGGTAACTCCAGAAGTTTCGTTGCGAGAAACGCTGGAGGCGGAGTTTGATAAGGCGGAGGCTGTTGATGACCAAAACGTCAAAGAACCTGCTGCTCCAAGCCCGAAGCCGGCCTCTGAGCCAGCCGCTGAACCCGCCGCCCTTGCAACCCCCGAAGCAAAGCCAGCAGCAAAGGACAGCGAAGCCCCGGCACCGGCAGTCCCGGCAGTCCCAGGAGAGCTGAAAGCGCCGGCTCAGTGGAAGCCGGCAGTGCGGGAGAAGTGGAACGCCCTACCCCGCGAAGTACAAGAAGAAGTACTGCGTCGTGAAGGCGACAGTATGCGGTTGATCGGTTCGGTTGGGCCCAAGATCCGACTGGCCGATGAAGTATCTGGCTACATGCAACCATTTACGGAAGCTCTGAACGCTAACGGGGTACATCCCTCCGCGTTTCTGAGCGATGTATTCACTTCAGTCAAGTCTTTGGCCTCGGGCAATCCCCAGGAAAAGGCCGAGATTGTAGCTAATATTGTTCAGTCTTATGGCGTGGATCTTAAGACGTTGGATGCAATACTGACTCAACGTCTTCAAGCTCCCCCGGAAGTGTGGGAGGCTCGTCGCGCAACTGCTCGGGCTAACGACACGATTACGCAACACAAGCAGTCGCTAGAGCACCAATCCTCGCTTGAAGCAGAGAAGG